TTTCTCCTGACCTACATCGCTCTTACCAAACTCCTTGTCGCCAGTCCTATCTAATACATCAGTGGTATGCTCGGCAATCGGGTTAAGACTTTTACTTGGTATGGTAAAGTCGCTTCCAGTATCCAAAGCAGAAACAACATCACCTTCAGTTCGCACATTGGTTTCGTTCTCTTTCTTGCCTTTGTCTTTCGCAAATAAATCTCGTCCTACGACAGGTTTGTTAAGAGTAATAATTTCACCACTATCAGCACCTACATCACTCGCTATTTTACCTCCTAATGAATGCCCTAATGTGCTAATGTTCTTTGCTCCGTATTTTGTTTCGGCTTGTTTTTGTATCTTGGCGGCGTGTTGAAACCGCTTCGTATCTTTCATTTTAAAACCTAATGCTAATTTGAGATTGTTTCCCCAGTCGTGTATCCCGCTTGAACCACGATGAACTACCACTGCGTGTCCCGTCTTTGGATTGTGATACACTTGAACTCGTTGTCCTGATAAACCTTTGTCCTTTACAAAATCTCCAATTTTGTTCGGTGCGTTTTTGGATTGTTCGTAAGAATTGGAAAGAAAATCTTTGATGTATTTAGAAGACAACTTCCCGCCCCAAAGTTCCAATGATGCTTTTTGTTGAGATAGTGCCGTCATTATACACTATATCAATAAAATAATAGTCATTTTCCTAAATTAAAGGAAACGGCGTTGAGTATATGCTCCGCCAACAGCAGTAGGTAATCGTAAATCAACACGACCCGCACCGTATCTTTCAGGTGGTCTTCTTTCTCTTCCGCTTCGTCTTGGCTGCTCTGGTGTTGTAGGCACAGTTTGAGCCATACCCTCTTCTAATCGGTTATATGGAGTGAAAAAATCTGCGTCTGCTGGAGTTCTTGCTGGAGTTCTCGCTGGAGTTCTTGCTGGAGTTCTTGCTGATGTGTTTGGTGCTTGAGGAACAATGGCGTTTCTGCTTGAAGTTCCAAAGGCGGTAAGACTTCCTCTTCCACTTGGTGTATTAATACCTTCTAATTTCTGTTGTAAGGTTGATACTTCATTCACCAAAGGTTTTAAAATCATACGAAACTTATTCACAGATGTAGGAGGCATATTGCTACTTGTTTGGTCTATTTGTTGAACGATGCCTACCAGTTGGTTATTTAATCCAGACAGAGTTTCAATCTGCGATGTATTAAATATTTGTAGCGATGGAACTTCTTGGTTGAGAAAGAGCAACAATCTCGCCAACTCCACATTCACATTTCCAACAACACTTACATATTTATTCATCGCTTCTTTGTTTGCGTTTCCACCTAAATTAAGTGTGTTGTTAATTTCACTTAACGAAGAAATGAGTTTAATCATACTGTCGTAGATGCGGTTATACTTATCCACGAGGTCGCCTTCCAAACCTATTGTGGTTTCAGTTCCTCTGTATTGTCTTTTTAAATCCTTCAACACTCTCATTTTTGGTCGCAACAAAGAGTTTAATTCTTCGGCATTCGGGTCTAAAAATCGGGGCATTATATATTCAGCAAAGATTATATAATGCTAAACCTTTATATTTATTTCTTGTAAAGCCCGTGTTCCTTCACATGCTTACTGGCTTCTATCATCTTCATACCTTTTTCAGCCATCACCTTTTTTACAATCGCAGCACGAGCAGCACGACCACCACCGACGGCTTTTGTAATGGCTTTGTCTGCTGCCTTCTTTAAAGCCTTTGTTGCTTTAGGAGCGTTCTCTTTAATGGCTTCTTTAACTGCCTTCTTGCCTTTGCGAACGAGAGGTTTGGTTGCTTCAATAGCATCGTCTAAAATGTTTCCACCGACTTCGCCACAGGCTTTACCAAAATCACGAGTTCCACTTGGACGACCACACGCATCTTTTTTAGACCCAACCATAGCAGGAACTAAACCCTTACCTATACCGAGTGCCTTTTTACCTTCCTTCACAACAACAGGGGCGGCAGCCTTGCCTATTTTTTCCAAAAACTTACCGAAATTAAAAGAACCGCCGTATTGTTTCTTTCCTAAACCAGTCATTAAAGGCAGAGCAATAGGGGCAACTTTCGCAGCCAATTTTGTAACATCATTAAAGCCCTTTTCAAAGTCCTTAAAGAAGTTTCCACCAGTAATAGCATCGGCACACGCTTTACGCTTGTCCGCCATATTGGCTTTGCGTCCCAAACCAGTAAGCAGGGAGAGAGCAGAAGGAGCAATTTTCTTTGCGAGTGATGCTAAACTTTTGAAAATATTTCCACCAGATGTAACTCCACCTTTGGCTTTTGTTTGTGTTCTGCCTACATGTCCTTTGGCGGGGCGACCACGAGGGCGACCAGTCCCAGACATTGCCTTCGCAGCGAGAGCGGCAACTGGAGCGATGGCGGCGGCAGTAGAAGCAACCTTCTTACCAGTATCCATCACACCGTCAAAACCCTTCTTGAAATCACCCCAAAAACTACCGCCAGATACAGCACCATCTACACCAACAGTTCCTCTTGAACCACCACTGGAAACGGCTAAACCAGCCTTCATATTGGCGGGAGGATAGGCGGGAGAATTACCATTTAATATAAACCTTTTGTTCGCTGCTCCGCCAGTCATTTTCGCACCACCGCTGCTGTGAGAATAATCACGACCGATGTTAGGAGTGTTGGATATACCTTGAGCGTCGTGAAAACCACTCATTCTGTAACCCATAGGGCTTGGATGATACTGATGTTTGTTTTTCCAAAGCATATCTTCTTCCAATTGATTAACACGAGAAGCCAAATCTCGGTTATACGCAGTGTTGTAAGTAATGTTCGCTTGAGGCATACTTTATACATTATCGCAATATATTAATTGCGTAATATGACTAAATAAATAGACTTTGTATATTGTTCTCAATGTTTTTTTCTATTCGGGGTGTGGTGGTGACGGTGTATGGGTGACGGGTTCGCCTACAAAGTATTTGGTATATACAAATACCATTGGTCTCTCTATACTATTTCTCAAAGTCTTAAACCCCACCCGTCACCCGTTCATCGTCACCTCCTCCAATTCTCAATCTACAATCTTCTTCTATCTTCTTTCTTTCTTCTAAATAATATATTAATAATAGTAATAATATATTAGTAATGATAGTAGTATAGTAGTAGTAGTAAAAGAGTAACTAACAGAGAGATTTCATACCACCAGAAGTAGCGCCGCCAGAGGGAACACCACCCGAAGATACACCGCCAAATCTTTTACAGGCAGCACGAACAATGCCGTGAAGCGGCATATTTAACATATTACCACCAACCATACGCTTAATTTCAGCAGATTTCATAGCAGATGCTTGTTGTCTGCTCTTTGCGTTAAGCACCATTTCCTTTGTAAGAATACCAGTGTAAATAGCACTGACGCCTTGTTGTGTAGTCATTATTCCGCTATTTACGGCAACTACACAAATCTCGGGAGTAATAGAACCTGTAGCCTGTAAAGTATTACTTACTCCAACTTGGAACTGGAAATTATAATTACCGAGTGAGCCAGAACTAATGTAATCAGGAAGCGATAAATCGTAAGCAGGGTCAATGATAAGCAAAGAACCAGTAGTATTAACACCACTACCCGCACCATTGGTGTTGGATTGAAATGCTAAACCACCGAACTCCGCCCATGACTGAGTAGAACCATTTTTCACAGACATACGCCACAAATCGTAAGCACTTGCGGAAGAAAGAAGACCAGACTGATTGTTGAGATTGATACTCACATTGTTGATAGTCATGAAAGCACTTGCGTCTTGAATAGTCTGCGAGTTCATTGGCTTTCTCACATTAATAATAAAGAGGTCGGGTATTTGGTTAATCTGTAAATTGCTTGAGGTAAGAGTTGCTGAACCTTGTGCTGCGATACTGGTAGTATTAGCACTGGAAGTTAAGTAACGAGGGAAGTCCATATAGGGAACAACATTCTTGGTTTCAATAAGGTCACTTGGCTGTGTGCTTAAGAACTTAAAGAGCAACGCTGGAGAGGAAGGTTGTTTTTGCGTAAATATAGGCGAAACACCAATAAACCCGTTAGGATTAGCAGCAGTTCCTAAACCAATTGTTCTAATGTAAGGATTAGAAGTAGAAAATAGACGCTTACAGGTTGCGTCAATGTTAAATGTAAAGTTCATATTGTTGATGCCTAAAAGACCTTGCTGGTTATATTCGGGGTCACCAAAAATAAAAGGTGATAGGAACAAAGGCTCGGCAACAACGGTCTCAAACTCAATGACCCATGTATCATTAGCATTGACGGCAATTGGACTATTATCACTTGCTCCACCAGCACCATCAGTTCTGGTAATAGTAATTGAAGCAGGGTGTGCGCCACGAGGCACTTGGTCTATATCGTAAGAAGCATTAGAAAATCCAGCGAGAGGATTGTTATTTGCTCCTACACCTTGTTCGTATCTGGCGTATGCTTGGTCGGGCAAAGAGGGTGTTGAACTATTGAAACGATACAACTCACGAGAATTGTTTAAACGAAGCATAGATGGAAGAACATCTTGAAGATTGACGGATACAGTTGTATTGTTAATACTTGCTGTAGCAGTAGTCATCAATGAAGCCATTGGGAAGGCTTGAAGAGCATCTGTAACACCATAGTTAAATGCTGAAACACCAACAGGAACAGCACCAGGATTACCAGCACCAGCAGAATTACCAGCCGTCATAGTAAATGAAAGTCCAGTAGTAATAAGAACATCACGACCAATGACTACATTTTCACTGGGAACTTGAACGCTAAAGATAAGCGAAGAATTGGAAGAAGAAGTAGCAGGAAATCTTTGGTAAGTCGTTTGGGAAGCACCACTCTTGACTGCGAAGTCAATATCGCTGGTAATATCACCGATTTCGCTCTGGCGAACGAGAATTGTCTTGAAATCACTCATTATATAATAATCGTGAGATAATAATTATTATAAAATATGTCTAAACTTGTTGGTTCTGTCCCTTTCCAATGTAAGCAGACTTCTTTAAGAAAGCAACCTTCATAGTTACACATTCTCCCGAGTTAATTTCAAAGGGAATGAGTTGCCCGAACTTGTTTCTCCAAAAGATATTTAAATCAATGTTAAACAGAGGACGATTTCCATACAAAGTAATCAGTCGGTATTCACTCGTAGGGTTATAGACAATGTTGGGTTTATATTGTCCCGTATCACTCACTAAATCTGTAATGATATTGGCGAAATCGCTATTGTTTCCTCCTAAAATAACCTCTTGGCTATTGTTGAAAATCAAAGGTGTGGATACTTGATTGGCTTGAATAGGCAAAGTATTGCTCGTAAATACAACGGCGGTAATTGGACTAAAGTTCGCAATAGTAGAACAATCTTGATACACTTTGACCGCTCTGTATGTAGCAGGGGTAGTTGCGGGTTCAGGTGTAATTGTGTCTAAATCACTTGAGCCATTATTGCGTGGTTCAAACAAAAAGTTTTTTCCCGCCAAAACATTTGCGTATCCTAAATATTTACAGGGAAAAGTAGGGAACAATCCAAACAAAGGAGCGTTTAAATATATCTTGTAAGGATTAGCACCCGCACTACCATTTGTTCCAAACACGCTAAAGTCTGCGTAAAGAACCGCCGTATTACTTGTTGTATCCCAATTGAAAAAAGGTGCGAAAATATCATTCGCAATCGGCGTTCCACCACCAGCAGCAATGTCGGCTTTCAATGCGGTAAAGGCAGTTTCTAAAGTGATATTCATTAGGTCAATCAACCACCCGTAGTTGTATATATTGTAGTAACCAGTTTGATTATTTTGTAATCCATTCGCAGTCGCATTTGGAGGCGGTGGTAATTGTGCCGAGTTTGCTGACCTTTGCGGTATGAAATTAATAAAAGTTTGTCCCGAAGTATAGGTTGTTGTAGTAGCAGGGTCAGTGTATTCCAAAGTAAAACTGTATATGGTTTTATTCCTATCGGCTTGATTAGGCTCTATACTTGGAATAAATACGGGCAGACTTCCTGTTTCCATTGTAAAGCGTAAAATACTCAAATAATAATCTTCGGGGTTACGAATAAAGGGAAGCGTTCTCTGTTCGTTAAAGTAGAACTGCGGTGGCTTTGTCGTAGTGCTTTTAAAGTTGCTGACTGTAATATCAAAGTATAATTGGTCGGCACTTGCTTCATTTTTAGCAGGGTCTAATTGCGACATCTATACTATAAACCGACATTAAAATCTTCCTAAATGGTAGATTAATAATTAGCCTTTATCATCATTCTCATTTCATAGCGAGAAGGCAATTCACCTCGTAAGGCGAGAGTGTCGTTTAATGCTGCGGTAGAAGGATTAGTTCTATCAATAGTAGCAGGTGTGGTCGTTTTAATATCACTCGCTCCAGAAGCGGGCGTGTTGTATCGTAAGAAAGTCCCAGATGTTGAACCGCCACTATTGCTGTCTGCTCCGCCAGTATCATTCTTCGCCACACTTCTACCATTACTCACCACACTATTCCACACGGAATTATCCACATCAAAGCCAGTTCCATCTACAGCAGAGCCTTTGCCGTCCCACGAAATAGGAGGTATATTATCTTCAACCAAAGTGGCGTTTAAAGTAGCAATACCTCCATCGCCAGTATCAATAGCACCATCATTCGTTGATGAAGGTAAAGGTAATAAGCCTTTTGTTCCACTAAAGTTAGTAAGTGATGCTTGTGGTAATCTAAAATCTGTAGCATCGTTAGAACCAAAGACATCACCAATCCAGTAGAATAAATCGGCATATTCATCTCGTTTTAAATAACGACCATCTGCGACTAACCATTTGTTTCCTAAATCGCCCTTACCACTGTTTGTAGCAGCCAAAAAAAGCATACTTCCTATAGGCATCGGGTAATCATTGCGTCCTAAACTATTCTTAACAGACATTATATACTATAGGAGCATATTATATAATGAGAAACGAGTGATTTTAATTTTTCACTTTTATCATCGCAATAATGTTGAAGGTTGGTGCTTCGTAGGAAGTAGGAGCAGTAATTTCACTCGTAACATCAATAGGGTCGGGGTCACTACCACTATCAAAAGTAATCTGCGGGTTCGTTTCTTGTTTGCCTATTCCGCCGTCAGTAATGTAGGGAATATCATCACGACAAAACTTCTTATCGGCAAAAGGGCCACCATCTCTGTGTCCTGTGCTACTTTTTGTATATAAGTTTTCATTACCTATACCGTCTTTGTAGTATTTATTTGTTCCAGCATACTTGGCTGTAGTATCATAGTCCATAGCAAAAGGAGGTAAATAACTCTGGTCTTTAATTGAAAAAGTCGCTGTTGCGAAACCGTTTCGTGTTGGAGGAACAATCACACCCGCACTCGTATCAGTTCCGCCTATAATTAATTGACCCGTTGGATTAGGAATATTAAATGTTGTAACAGTCGTGCCGTATCGTGTGCCTAATAATTGAAACAACAACGGGTAATCGGCTTTATTCAAAGCCCTTCCGTCAGCGGGGACAAAATTAGCCAATGTTTCTTTTAATGCTGTCTTACCAGCCCAATAAATAATACTTCCAACAGGACAAACATTATCATTACCTTGATAAAAGTTATTATCACTCATCTTATAGAATAACTACAGATTATTATATAAGAAAGATGTTGCTAAATTAATACAGTGGATTAGCGGGAATAACAAAACCCGAAAGCATGGGTGTATTATCAAACGGCACTTCTGTTCCACCACCTTGACCGTCAGCACGGATTGCGAGTGCTTGTTTCTGTGCCTTGTCGTCTGCTCGTTGGTTGAGTTGGTTAGTTTGTGAGGCGTAGGCTGCTGCTTGGGCTGCTTGTTCGTCAGCATATTGCTGTGCTTGTATGGCTACATTGTTTATATTTTTCCTTAAAGTTCCATCGGCATCATACAAAAGTGAGGACACTTTAATGATATAAGGGCAGGACATACCACCATATTGTATTCCATGTGTGCTGTCTGTAGTAATATCAGTAATACCCTTTTGGTTGCTATTCTTGAACTTGTAATCCGCACTGGTTAAACTAAAAGTTCCACTACCTTCTTTGGTGGTGTCTAATTTAACAATTTCAGGTGTATTAACCGCCAGACCGTCTGCTTTGTAATCATCGTAATCTCCTCGCACATTATAAGTAACACCACGAGCAAAACCAACCTGCTTTGTAGCGTAAGTAGTCGTGATATTCGCAGCACTCAAAGATGGTATATTAGTATCACGCAGTGTAAGTTCATCGTCAAATTGTATTTTAGCAGGGCTTACACCACCATCACCTCCCGCTTCAGTTTCATCACTTGGAAAAAGGTAATTACCAGATGTTAATTCTGGTAAGCAAAAACTACCAGTCGTAGTCGTTGTTAAACTAAAATTGTCGCCAATTGTCGCATACAATTCAGGGTAATCGGTTTTTACTAATTCTCTTCCATCACAATACAACCACGCAGAAGGTAATCTATTTGCTTGTTTTCCAAAGAAGGGTAATATCGTGCCTACTGGAGTAGGGAAGCCATCATTGCCTAAACTGTTATTCACACTCATTATATAATATAGTAGCATATTATATTTCAACTTGTCTTTCAAATGGATACGCATTTCCGTAATTTAATCGCAGTTCATCGCCTTTCTTGATTGCTTTGGTTTGCTTAATAGGCACTACATATCTGTCGTCCTTTCTGTATATTCGTTGATTACCAGTAAAACGAACATTCGCATTCCGCTTTGTTGTATCGGGGTGGTTCTTAAAAGAATTAATGTATCGTCCAGTAAAATTGCTCGGGTCTTTGCTGTCTAAATATTCCCTTTTATTTACTTGAAGCACATACGCAGAGAAAGGGTCAGGCTCGTGTGTAATCTCCTTCGCACTGTAGTAGGCAATAGGTTTCTTACTGCCTTTGTCTTTCTGCTTTAATGGAAAGTCTTTTGTAGCAAAGACACCCGTTCCAGCGTTAGGTATTTCACTATCTTTTAACTCTAAACCATCTATCAGTCGCAAATGCTGGAAGCAGTATGGGAAGCGGACACATGTATGTCGCTTACACCTCGTTCCCTTCTCGGTAATTGCTTTACATTGAGGGCATACCATATTCTATACATATTGGTGAGATATTATAGTTTCAACTCGCATCATATTTGCTGATAATTTAGATTATTTCTTCATCATACGGGAAATAATGTATCTTCTCAATATAGATTATATCAATGATATACAATATAGATTGAAATAGATTGTTTCAAACAATAATTTTAAAATTATTACTTATATCGCTATGATATAATCAATTCATATATGAAATAATCCAACTTTTTGATATTTTAGATTTTTTTCTTGACTTGAAATAATCTGAATGACGAAAAAATCTGAATGTAATCTGAATGAATAATCCCAATGACGGGTCACTTTTACAACTTCTGGAAAAAAATAATTTTTGGTGGAATATTTTTTTGTCGTCTTTTTTCTCGCATATGTTTTTCTGGAACTTTGTAACCCCTACGGGTCACCCGTTCATCGGGTCACCAATGTTATTAATCAATTATCAACTTAATAATTCATTAATAGTTCGTTTAATATGACTTGATAATCTTGAGATGTTCCACTGGAATATATAAGTGAGGCTTTTCGTCCCATGATGCTCC